CTGCACCATCCCGATCTCAACCATGAGACTTCAGTTACTTTACTACCTCCCAATTGGCTATGCCCTCCGGGCCCTCACCCTGCAAGGTCTTAGTATAGCCAAGGAAGTCCTGTACATGATCGGTAGCTTCAATCGCTAATTTGGTCAGATTATCGAAGAAGCCATTGAGATCCAAGCCCAAACGATACTTGTCTCTCTTCATGCAAAATTCGATGAACTCGTGGAACAGCGGATGCCATTTACAGTTTTCTATAATGGATAGCTGTCGGAGAGCTACGAGTTCCGGGCTCCAATACTCAGGATCCATAAATCTCTCCAGGAATCTAAGTCTGCCGATGGCCCGACAGGTGGAATAGACTCCTACGCATCTTCCCTCTCTGCGGTAGTCCTTATGATGCCATCTACGAAGGAAGACACAATCTTGGGTTGACGCGTACTGCTTTTCCGGGTTGCACTCCTGCCCGTGGCTAGAATACGAGTCAACTACATCCTCCACTGTAATCCCGGGATACGTTAAAATGCCGTCGTCTCCCAGGCACATTGAATTTGGGTTTAACCGCTCGTTATGGGCCATTGCAACTTCATATTGCATCGCTCTGTGAGTGAGGGTCTCGTCGGCATTAGTGCCGCCAGAGCCAGAGCCCATTCCATGTCTTCCCCTGAAGCACTCGACCAAAGTGGTCTCGACGTGCTTATACCCCGTCCGCTGGGTGCCTACATCAGCATCCCACTCGTCGAAGTCGTACACGAGAGGTATCATGTACTTAATCGGGAAGACGTCTTCGATCCAGGCAAGATTAGAAAGATTCGGGGTAAGCACGCTACGCAGTATGGACTCTGCGGCGTATTGCATATCCGAATTGAAGTGCTGATCGAAGCGAGTGAAGTCGGTGCAGACCACGAGATCTTGCGGAGCCTTAGTGTCGAATAAGGCTGTCACACGATCATCAACCGCGTCCATGCCAACCCATGCAGGGACCAAGTTCAGCTTTTGGCATCCCTCGATAAGCGGCTGATACACCTGTAGTTCCCTGACGTTGACCGCAAAAGGAAACATCCACACAACCCTTTGCTTAACGTCCTCTTCAGAAGGACCACCTTCTTGACCACGCCACCCAATTACGGCGCACGCCTCTCTGCTAAAGCCGGGTAATTCCTGTCTAACTTCAGGACCCTGTTTCCAGGGCGACCACCTGACGTTAGCGGGAATAGTGTCCTGTACCACGTTCCTCCGCTTAGTGAAATAAGGCGATCCCGAGTTGGTAGACTTCTTCATCAGTTCTACCGTATTGCGTTGGGAGCGTACGCGCAAACCGCGGAGTTTGCTAAACTCATCCTGAACAGCCTGGATAGCCTCAGGATTGATGGGCGTTGAGGATAGGAGAATATCCTCATAGTAATGAGCCACGTCCGCCAGCCGATCCACCATAGGTTTCATGACTGACATAGGGCCGACCTTCTTCGCGAGGTCATTCTCGAACTGGAACAACGAAGGCCACTCGTCCTGAATCGAACACAGAGTAGCGTTCCAGTCTGCCAGAACCTTTGCGATAGACTGCCCCTTGGCAAATGGAGCAGTATAGACTTTTGGCTGCCCTTTCTGGACAACCGACAAATAAGCCCGAAGTCGTTGGTAACCATCCTTTGTAAACATGGTGCTAGCGTCTTGCTGGCCCCAATGCTTTTCAAAGAATTTGCTTGTTGCATCATTTTTCGGCATGATGTGAGCCTCCTTTCATGTTGTTAACAAT